CTTGTAAGCCGTAAATTTACATTTGCCGATGCCGCATTTACATGAAGCTCGTCAGCAGGACTCGTAGTACCAATACCAACATTGCCAGAGCTATTAATACGCATGCGCTCAGAAGAATTAGTGACAATAACAGCGTCATTGCCTAAAGCACCAATCAAAGGATTTGTCGTGCTTGAATCATCTTCAAACTCAATATACGCGCCAGAATCAGTTGATTGCGTTTTTATTCCTGCGTTAGTTGTTCCTGAATTAACGTGCAAGGGTCTAGCAGTAGAGGTAAATGTAGTAAACGTGCCTGCGGCGGCTGTAGAGCCTCCAATAACAGTGCCGTCAATCGTGCCGCCATCAATGTCTGGGGTGTTTACATCAGGCGATGTTAAGGTTTTGTTAGTAAGCGTTTGTGTGCCTGTAAGCGTTGCTACAGTCGAATCAATCGCAAATGTAACAGCATTTCCAGATCCAGACGTATCAATACCAGTGCCGCCAGTAAACGTCATAGTCTCTGAATCAAGATCAATACTGAGTGCGCCACCTGAATCAGCTTGGAAGTCTAGATCCTGCGCCGTTACTTGAGAGTCTACATAGGCTTTAACAGACTGTTGACTGGGAATAGACGTAGCAGAATTACTACTCATATCGTCTTCATCGACAAAAGCTGTTACACCATCAAGGACATTTAACTCTGCCGCTGTAGCTGTAACCCCATCCAGAATATTAAGCTCTGCAGCCGTTGAAGTTACGCCATCTAATATATTTAGCTCAGCAGTCGTAGATGTAACACCGTCAAGAATATTTAACTCTGCAGCACTACTGGTAACTCCATCAAGTATATTCAACTCAGCAGTGGTACTTGTTACACCATCGAGAATATTCAGTTCTGCGGCAGTAGCAGTCACACCATCTAGGATGTTCAACTCCGCAGTTGTGCTTGTAACGCCATCCAATATGTTAAGTTCTGCGGCAGTCGACGTTACACCATCCATAATGTTGAGTTCTGCCGCTGTAGCAGTAACTCCGTCAAGGATGTTTAGTTCAGCAGTTGTTGCGGTTACCCCATCAAGAATATTGAGTTCTGCTGTTGTGCTGGTTACGCCATCAAGGATGTTTAGCTCTGCGGCTGTTGATGTCACACCATCCAATATATTCAATTCGGCAGCTGTCGCAGTAACAGCTGTGCCATTAATCGACAAGCTCGTTGGATTGGTGCCAATCTCGACTACTGAGCCGCTACCATTTTCTGAATAAAGTCGGTTGTTTGTCAGGTCTAACGCTGGCTCGCCTTGGACTAAATCACTAGCAGAGGGCGCACCCGATCCGTTCTTGAGTTTAATTGTGGTTGCCATGAACTACTCCAAGAAAAACGCGAAGTAAAAGGAAAGGGGGCCGAAGCCCCCGTGTAGATTATGCAGATGGAACTGCGAGTACAAATCCAGCTTCAGGACGATACACCTGGACACCATAAAGGGTATCTGCAGTGTACAGAGTAGAAAGATACTCTTGCTTGTACTGAGTCTGAGATCGAACAGCCATTTGCTCTGCCATCACGACAGCTTCAGTGTGGAACAGCAACGCGGCACGAGTGTCCACGCTTGATGCTGTATTGTCAGCCGCCGCCTCAATGGTTCTGCAGTTAGCGGAAACGTAAACGTCTACGCCATACAGGTTGCCAATCAAGCCACTGCTAACAGTGCCGCCACTTACAAAGTCAGATGACACATACCGATCAATGCCCATAATCGCATTGCGCGTTGCGGGTGGAATGATCAGATTACGGCCTTCCATTGGTACATTGTTGTCATCCAGTTTCTGAATCATGTCACGGAAAAATGCATCCGTGAACTCGTCACCAGCTACCAGAGTGTCATCAGTGTACTGAGTGGTAGTACCGTTATCGTTAAAGAAACAACCAGTGTGCTGGTAGTCAGTGGCGGCAGGGCTAAATACAACAGCGCCACCATCACCAAAACCAGTACCAGCTGCATGAAGGTCATTGTCAACCTGAACAGCCAGAGAGTAACCAGCATCTTCAGTGTAGAATTGACGCAGAGAGGACAAAGCCTGTACCTCTACGATGTCCTCAATCAGACGCGAGTATTCAAAGTGACGATTAATCGTAACCTGAAGCTCTGATTCAGTGTTGGCAATGATTGTTACCGCAGTATCAGCCGCCTTAGCATTGGCATCACCACGAGTGGGCTTAGGAATATGAATAACGTCACCCTTCTTGCCATTCATAGCAATACGCTTGACAAGGGGAGCCATCTTCAAGTTCTTTTGATAAGAAGCAATAATCTCATCGGACCAAATTTCTGGTACAAAAGTTGCCGCTTCTGTTAATGCGGTATTACCCGCCGCGCCAGGATAAGTTGCTGTAGCCATGAAAAATCTCCTTTAGGCTATCTAACTCGACCCTCCGCGTAGGCTTTCAGAATTTCATCTGACAAAGCGTTATAACGGTCTGGGTCAGTCTTCATAAGTTTAATAATGTCAGCACGACGATAAACTTTTTTACTTGACCTTTCCGCTGTACCTCGGGCATTGCCTGTTGTTGCTGATTTTACCGCACTCTTACGACTAGCACGTTCTGCTTTCGCAGTTTGCTGAACTATGCTGCTTCGTTCCTTCCAAAGCGAAAATAGTTCATGTGCAGAATCATAGTCATACGCTTGGTCTGCATTAACAAACAATTGCGTTCTAACCTTCGATCCCTTTATCCATTCAGCAAATTTAGGGTCTTGCAAGATTTGATCCATATCAGGATGGTCTGATCTCAATTGAGCAAGAGTGGCCTGTTGTTTGTACTGTTTAGTGTACGTTTCTGCCTCTTTGATCTTAGGATGATTGTCTATAGCCCGATTAACAGCACTTTGCGGGTCAACAAAAAAATCGACATCACTACTGTCGTTATCTTCCTGCTGTGTTTCAGGTGCTTGCTTGTTGTCGAGTTCTGTCTGTATATAGTTATCAACCAACTTCCGCAGTTCGCCAACTTCCGTACTCTGCTTGCCTGAAAACTTTTCAAGCTCTTGATTCATCTGTACAAGCTCTTGGACAGACTTACCACGATACTTTTCTGGAATGTCAGGGTCTTGAGGCTGCTCCTGCTCAGGAACCTCTACAGACTCTTGCACTGTGTCCTGCGAAACGTCAGATTCTTCTATATCTGGACGCTCATCAATAATTGTCGCTCTTGACATCATTTAAACTCATTCCGCCTAACGGTTATGGAATTACTGGGATTGACTCTCTTCGCGTCGAGCTTCCCGTCCTTTTCGACCAGCTTCTTCATGCTCTCGCACCCACTTCATGTGCCTACCAGGAAAGTCCCCAGTAGACCCATCCAGCACGAAATTTGATGCTGAAGTGATCTTTTTTGCTAAGGCACCGCACTTGCACCTACTAACTGCGGTTCCGCCTTCCACAAAGTCTTCAAATATATGACCGTTTTCGCAACGAAAGTCAAATATCTTGTACATCTTCTTTTTGCAGCTCTTCAAAGTTGTTGTTTACAGTAGACTCAAAGTTCAACAAATACGCCAAAACATTTAGCTGGCCCTTGCGGATATACAAATCATCCGAGTCTTTTGTAGCTTCAACACTATTGATTGCCAAGGCATTTTGCCTAAGCTCTTCGATTAACTGCTTCCAACCATCGTTGGTAAACAGGTCGAAATACTTGTTGTAATACTCTTCAGTTTCTTTATCAATAGAGGCCATAAGGTTATCTCTCTCCTAGTTCGATTTTTTCTTTGCGGGTTTCCGTCTCCTCCCTGAAGCTGTTACCGCATACTTAATTGCTTTTGGCCCTGTTTTTTTACGCTTCGCCGCATCTTTTTCAGCCTTGCTCATCTTTGCAGCTACGGCTTTGGGCCTGCAAGCTGGGTATGGACGCTTAGAGCCTTTGGCTTTTTTACGTCCACACTTCTTTCCGGTTTTGATGTCAACCCATTCTTCCTTAAACCACTTGGTCAAGCCATCTTTTGGCTTAGGCATAGGTTCCACCACGCTTTTTGTATTCCCTAACAAGCCATGCATTCGCATAGGCACTAGGGTATACGTCAAACTTGCGCTTAGCCTCCGACTTTACCCGAGAGTAAAGAGCCTTATTTTTTACGTTATCAGGTATAGCGCCCTTCTTTTTCTTGGGCTTTGCTTTAGCTTTTTTTCTTGGCACGTTTTCTCAGCCTCTTTAAGTCAGCACCAGTAATCTTGTCCCGTGGGGGAGCAACCCTAGCAAGCTTTTTCTGCTTTGCAGAATATTTACCAGCTTTCTTAGGCATTACTTCTTAGCCTTTTTCTTTTTCTTCGCAGCCTTTTTCTTTTTTTTAGGCTTCATTGCACCATGATACATAACAGTCTCCTTATTTACCTTTGTGGACTTTTTGAACTTCAAAATTAGCTGACTTGGAAGCACCTTTGTGTGGCTTATATCCGCCAGCAGGATCCTTCATCAGCTTAAAACTCTTGCCACTCTTCATCCAGTGGTAACCGTCAGGCGCTTTTACTTTCATCCTCAACCTTCCGTATGTGTTGTTTCATCATGTATTGGCGCTTGCAGGCATGGCATTCGCCACAAGCCAAAAAACCTTCCGGTGTTTCATTTGGTCTTCTACACGACCAATACATTTTTCGCAACTCTGCTGGCATAGCGTAATAAACTCCAAGACTACGCTCAAGAGGAACTTTGCTCATGTAATCAAATGGAGCTGCCCATACTGGCTTGTTGTGTTTGTTCATAAACAAAGCACTCAACACGCCATATGCTTCTGCGCTTTCTTCTTTGCTCATGTTGTAATCGCCAGTAAACACAGCGCACACAGGATCTGTCATAGTCGATATGACCCTACCCGCCTGAAACAACGCAAGCGCCATATCTCTTCCCCCAGGGTATTTGGCTTTGTAGGAATACAAGCACGACGAAAACTCAAACTCACGCTGATGATCTTTGAGCCAGTTAATGCTTTGGTATATAGCTTGAGCCTCCGCCTTAAACCTACCTTCAGAATTGTCAAGATGTATAGAGTGGATATGAACATTATGTTGTGTATGCTCAAGCAAGCTCCATGCTAATGACACGCTATCCATGCCACCAGAATACATAATGACAACCTTGTCTTTCTTTTTAGTTAAAAGCCTGTGATATTTTTGTGCTGTATCAATTGCCTCTTTTGTTTTTAGCTTGTACTTCTTCTCCAAGTCTTCCAACCTTTACTCCTTTTGATTGATCGTTACCACTTCTTACATGACCAGTACCTTGCTGTCAGCTTATCTGGTGGGCTCGTATCACACTTATGTCTAGCCCTAAATGACTTTCTTCTGGCTGGCTGATTTTTTTTAATTGTCATTTTTTGATCGCCAAACCGAATCAGCTTAGTTTTATCACCCTTCTTCGCTACTACCACGAACTTCTTGGTTGGGTGATTCGGTGTTCTCTTCGGCTTGTTGTACGCGCTTACGCCTGCCCGAGCGAGTTTTGAATCTTTTTTCTTCGGCATCAAACCTCTCCTCTAGGTAGTCTAGCTTGGCCTTCAACTCCTTCAAGCTGTCGGACTGCTCCTTGAATGCCGCGTTGACTTGGTTCAGGAGGTTGTTGATTTCGGTTTGCGTCATTAGCATTGGGCGTTTTTCCTTCCAGTTCGCGTTCTTTTAACAGTCTGTCGGCTATTTTGAGCCGCCGCTCAAACTCTTTGTCATCAGCATCACCTTCTTTAAGGTTTCTAGTAATAGCATTTATCCTGTCAATTTCAAGCTCTTCAGGAGCTATCTGGGCCTCAATAGCGATCTTGGCGGCTCGTGCCTGCGACTCTGCTGCCTGACCATTTAACGCATTTGTCTGGCTCTGTTGTAGGCCAAGCTGCGCCTGCTGAGCCAACATAGCCATTTCTTGAGCTTGTGGATTTGGTTGAGATGCCTGTTGCATCGTAGCAATAAGCTCTTCGCGGTTGCTTAGATTCATATTGTCAATAATGCTTTGGATTAAAACAGGATACATGGGGCTATCTTGCTGCATGGTTTGCAACAATTGAACTAACTGAGTAACTTCATACTCTCTGGCAATAATACCAAGAGTGCTGGTTGCTACAAACTTATAGTCTGCTACCGGATAGTTTTCTGGATCGAACTGCATGTAGCGATGAGCCGCCTTGGTAACAAACGGCAATAGAAATGACTGCTGAAAATTAATCAGAGTACGCTTGTGGCGCTTAATAATAGCGCCCAAAGACATACTAATCCCAGCAGCAGTCGCTTCTCCGTTAACCTGTCCCGCAATTCCTGCGGAATCCACCGCTCCAGTTGCTTGTTGCACCATATTTTGAAGCGCCTGAGCCTGAGCGAATGTAATTTGCCCGACCTGACCAAAATTAAACGGTTGAAGAACTTCACGCGGATCTCCATTTGTCAGTATCATCTTGCCAGGGCGAACCTCTGGCTTAGCCCCTCTAGGAAGCCGTGTAGCGTCGATAGCGAGCATTGGGTGAATTGTTAGACTCAGAGCATCAATACGCGCTCTAAGCTCTGTGTCGAGCGCCTTTTGGCTGTTATAACCTTTCTCACAAACCCCACGACCCCAGAATCGCCCAGGAACTACATCGTAAGGAAATGCAACGACAGGTCTATCGCCCATCATATAAGGGTTTTTTGCTGCTTTTAGCAGTGTACCGCCGTTGGCAATGACGACGATGGCTTCGACATACATCGAATCTTCTTCAACTTCGACATCTTCAGCCTCAAGAAGCTCTCTAGGTACAAGCCCGTAGTACTTGGTCAGACGAACCTTGTCATCGTTATAGATTGTCAGGTCTTGGTCTGGCTCAAGATCAGTATCAGAAGCCGCAGATTCAATAACGCCTTCTTTGTAAATGTTTTGCTCTTGCAACAACTCTACGGTATGGCGGCTTACAAACTCATCAATCGCCACCCCATACGCATCATCAACAGATGTAGCTACAGGATCGATCAAAAAGTTCTGAGGAAGGACGGGTTTTAGCTTTACAACAACACGATCTGTTACATTGACACCAACCGCTTGAAGGTCACCACCCATGATTGGCTCTGACGCCGGAGCCATTTCTTTAACTTCCTCAATAACCACTTCGCCGATGCCAGTTCCAAAGACAGCCGCATTAATAAGGCATTCGGCAACAGCTTTTCTGACCTGGCAGGCTTCAAAGTCTTCAGTAAGTTTTTTGCGTAGATATAAAACATCTTCCCTTTGACCATCACCGAAATTATCTGCAATATCAAAAAACTTTCCACGACCAAAAGTCGCCTCTTCCAACTCCGCGACATTCGATTCAACAGCCTGTTGAAGGGCAGGGCTAATAATCCTAGACCGCTCAGATGCTCGCTGAGAGTCTTCTGGGCTCCATTGTCCGCGCCATAGTCGATAGTACTCTTCAAAACGGTCTTCATAGTTTGATTCATAGTAATCCCGCCAGCTTTCGCACTTTGTTATGACCCACTCGGTAAGGGACTGCTCAATCATCATGGGGTCTGGGCTGTAAATTTCTTCTGCCATATTAGTATCCCGATACCACATCTAAAATTTCGTGGTCGTCAATTTCGTATTCGTAGTCGTATGCTACCTGAGCCAGCTGGTCTATGTATGCCAGGGCATCTACCAAATCATCATGCGTTAAAGCATCTGGAAACTGAAATAATTGATCAAGAAACCGATTATTCCACTCTCCTTTGTTTAACGTAACATAACCGTTTTCAAATCGCCCTTGCAATGCCCACATAACCCTGTCGGTTTTCTTCTTGTTACCGTGGGTTAGCTCTTCGACACGAAAAAACATCCCATATCGTTTCATCAGGTCTGTCAAAGGCGACATCACCGCTTGTTTTGCAATGCCTTTTTCAATGCCTACACTAACAGGGCGATAATCCCGCACTGCCTGAAAGATTTTCATGGCGGTTTCGTTCAGTTCCCACCGGCCATGAATAATATTTTCTACAAACCAACCATCTGTGCCAACCTTTACCACTGCAATGGCTGTTTCATCTAGGTTTGTGTTCTTAGTTCGCTTCTTGTTGACGTCCTCAAAGCCGGCAAGGTCAATGGCTATGTAGTAATCGCCATCATTGTTGTCCTCACCGATCCTAACCCAGTCTTCTTTAAACATTTCAGAGCCTCTAGCCTCAAATGAGGCCATAAACTCCTGGCGAAACGCATAACTAGACATAGATTTCTTTGCTATATCAATCTCTGCGGAGTCCAGTATTGGGTTGTCATAACTACTAAAGTGCCAACCCTTGTAGGTTTCATCCTCACCAAGCTCTGCATACTTGTAAAGCTCGTAAAAATGGTTACGCCCCATAGGAGTGCCTATAAATAATGCCTCCCCCTTCTGGTCAGCTAGTGCTGGGCGCAGTATCTGCTCCCATACATCAGGCTTCATATCGGCATATTCGTCCATTACAAGGTACTTCAAGGACACACCACGCATCGTTTCGGGGCGGTCTGCACCCTTTAGGCTAATCGTTGCACCATTGATAAGCTTAATTTGTAGGTTATTAATGTGGGAGCCTGATATAACTGGATGACCTAACTCCATAAGCGTTTGCCACATAATGTCTCTGGCTTGGCCTTGGGTTGGAGCCACATAAAAAACATGGCCTTTATCGGCTTGAAGACCATTAATAATCAGTAGCCATGCGGCAAGCCTAGATTTGCCTGTACGCCTGCCTGCAGCAACTACCTTAAACCGTGTAGGATCAGAATATACATCCTGTTGCCAGGGCAATAGCTGTACATTTAGGTCAGCCATTATTCTTTTTTGCCCAAAAATAGACCAAACGCACCAGTAAGTGCACCTGTCATTACCGAAACTAGTGCAGCCTGCTCAGGATTAGGGTCGGGCAACGACATAAACCACTCCACAACCCGATAGGTCATAACCAACATTGCCAGCATCAACAGCCGTGGTATCAATCGCCATGCATTTAGCTGGTCAGGAGTCATGAAAAGTTCACAAAGGT